AGCGCCGCGCCGCCGCCCGCCTTTGCCGAAGCGGTGGACCCCGCGACCATTCCGGAAGCGCTCGCGGATCAATTGGCCCGCCGTGGCGGCCCTGCCCAGGCCGCGATGCTGGCCGCGATCCGCGCCGAGGTTTCGGCCGCCGTGGATTTCGCTGATCTCGAGACGCGCCTGCTGCGGCTATCCGCCGCCATGCCGGTGGGCCGCCTGGTGGAAGAACTGACGCCTGCGCTGATTGTGGGCCACCTGGCCGGGCGCAGCGACGCGCGGGATGAAGCCACACCCGCGTCATGAGTGGCAGCATTGATGCGCTGAGCCTGCCGCCGGAAGAAGCCATCCGCTTCTTCAGGGCGAAGGTGAATACACCGACGCGCGCCTGGGATGATCTGCGGCACGGTGCCCATGCGCGCGCCTGGTCAGTGGCGGGTGTGCAGGCCGATGACATGCTGGCCGATATCCGCCGCGCCATGGATAAGGCGATTGCGCAGGGCACAACGCTGGATGAATTCCGCCGCGATATCGCGCCGCTGCTGACAGAGCTTGGCTGGGCGGATCGCGGGCCTGGGTACGTCGGTTGGCGCACGCGCGTGATCTACGAGACGAATATGCGCACCGCCTATGCCGCCGGGCGGTACGCGCAAATGACTGACCCGGATGTGTTGGCCGCGCGGCCCTTCTGGCGCTACCGCCATTCCGGCAAGCGTGATGCGCGGCCGCAACACAAGGCATGGGATGGCCTGGTGCTGCGCGCTGATGACCCGTTCTGGCAAAGCCACTACCCGCCGAATGGTTGGGGCTGCGGGTGCTACGTGCAAAGCCTCGGCCCGCGCGACCTGGCGCGTGCGGGCAAGACGGGGCCGGATGAAGCGCCGCCTGCGGGGACCAGGCCCTATCGTGATCCGATGACCGGGGAGATTTCCGCGCTGCCTGCCGGGATTGATCCGGGCTGGGATTACAACGTGGGCGCAAGCTGGACGCAGGGCGTGGTGCCGCAACCGCTGGCGGAGCCGTTGCAGCCTTATCGCGGCAGCCCGCTACGCCCGACAGGCCAGCGCCCGGATGATCTGCCCGCCATGCCGCCCGCACGGCCTTCCAGCGCCACGCCAGCGCCGCCAGCCGGTGACGCCAAGGCTGCGATTGATGATTTCCTGGGGCAGTTTGGCGCAACGCGAGACCGCCCTGCCGTCTTCCGCGACGCATCCGGCACGCGCGTGGTGATCAGCCGCGATCTGTTCCTGAATGCCGATGGTGAGGTGGCGCGCAATGCGCGGCGGCTTGGCAATCTGGCGCAGCTGGCGGAAGCGCTCAAAGACCCGGATGAAATTTGGGTGGATTGGGTCGAGACACCATCGGGCGATCTGCGGCTGCGCCGGCGCTATCTGCGCCGCTTTGCGGGCGCGGCGGCTGGCCTGGCCGTGTTGGAATGGACGGATGTGGGTTGGTTCGGCGCCGCGCTGCTGGCCGCGCGCGCGACTGCCTATTTGCAGAAACAGCGATCAGGCGCGCTGGTGTATCAGCGCGGTGAAGGAGATGCACGATGAAGCTTTTAGAAGCGATGCTGGTTCGGGCCATGCGACTTTTCTGGAACCTGGTCTCGTTCTTTTTCATGGCAATCTCGTACTGTGCACTATTGGTCTGGGGGGGCGCTGAATTTTTGAATGCCAGAGCCCTTGGCTTGGCGGAGCGCGCGGGCCAGCGCTCTGATCATTGGGATGACAAGTTGCAGAAGAACCGCGGACCATGAAGCTACTCCGCAGCATCCTTCGCCGCTTTGGCTATGCGCTGGTCCCGATTGACGCGGTGGAATACATCGACATTCGCGTCGCGGTGTGGAAAGCCCAGTACAGCTACGCGGCGGAACGCATGGGCCTCAAAAATCAGGATGCCGTGGAGACCGACGCGGTCATTCGCGCGCTGGACCCCGTGCAGGCTGAAAGCGACAAGCGCGCCTTCGCGGCCTTGCTCGCGGCGGTTGAGGAGCATTTCTGACCATGGAGCAAATCATGTCTGACCCGTGGCACTTAGCAATCTGGCTTACCGGCGCGGCTGTGTGGGCCATCCTGGCCATTGTGCTAGTGGCATTCCCCGCGTTCCTCATATGCCAGGCGATTTATGCGACCGCGTACGTGGCCAAGCAGCTTTCGCGGATCGCTCTAGGCCGCGTTAAACGCAACCGTGACTGCACCATTAAGGAGGCGTGGCTCTACGCCTTCCGGTATGGCGGGCTCAGCGGGCTCACACGATGACCGGCGTGCGCATCACCATCAACACCGCCGAATTCCGCGACGCCATCCAGGGCCTATCCGCGCTGATGCGCCGCCCGCAGGCGGCGATGGCCGAGATCGGCGAAGCGCTGATCCTATCCACGCAGGAACGCGCGGCCGCTGAGCAATCACCGGATGGCGTGGCCTGGCCAAAGCTGAACCCAGGCTATGCGGCGGCGAAGCGGGGCGGGTCCATGCTGCGCGAAACCGGGCGGCTGCTCGGCAGCCTGACGCGCCGCGCGGATGGCAACCGCGTGGTTGTCGGCACGAATGTGATCTATGCCGCGATCCATCAATTCGGCGGCACCATCCGCCCGAAATCCGGTGGGCGGTTGGCGTTCCGGCTTGGGCGCACCCGCGTATTCGCGCGCAGCGTCAGCATCCCGGCGCGGCCCTGGCTTGGTGTTTCGGATGCGGACCGCGCCGAGATCATCGCCATTTTCCGGGACCACGCGCAGCGCGCGATGCGCGGCTCATGACGAAGCCGCTGCGGGCGCGCTACAGGCGCCACGGCTGCTGGGGCGCAGCATCCGGGCGTCACGGTCTTTTGAAGGCGCCTGCCCCCGCTCTTAAGGCTCTTATTCGCTCTTAATCGCGGCCATCCCAGATCAGCATCGCGCGCGCGCGAGGATTGGGGCCATGCGGACGCCTGTCCGCATAAAATTACCGGGCCAGCACTGCCATTACGGCGGTGATGAAGCAGCTACACATTTTCCGCGCAGGCATCCATTCGCCCATGCAGGGTGGTGCCATCGAATTCCGCGAGGCCGATCTGGCCGCGACCGCCGCTGCCTATGATCCTGCGCTGGGTGAGGCGCCGCTGGTGGTCGGCCATCCGAAAACCGACGCCCCGGCCTATGGCTGGGTGCGCGCGCTGCGTGCCGAAGGTGGCGACCTGGTGGCGGAACCGCATCAGGTGGAACCGGCCTTTGCCGAGATGGTGCAGGCGGGCCGCTTCAAGAAAATCAGCGCGTCCTTCTACACGCCTTCACACCCATCCAATCCAAAGCCTGGTTCTTATTACCTGAAGCATGTGGGCTTCCTGGGCGCTGCGGCGCCAGCCGTGAAGGGCCTGCGTGATGTCGCCTTCGCGGCGGATGATGCGGATGTGATCACTCTGGAATTCGCCGCCGATGGCGCGGTGAGCGGTTGGCGCCTTTCCTGGCTGCTGGCCGATGTTGGCGGGCTGTTCCGTGGCATCCGCGATTGGATGGTCGCCAAGGAAGGTGTGGAAGCAGCGGAGAAGCTGCTGCCTGCCCAAACTGTGCAGCGCATGACGGATGAAGCCGCGCGCATGCAGGGCGAAGCCGATGCGGCCCGCGCCGCAGCCCAGGTTCCGCCCCCCGCCTTTGCCGAAGACAAGCAACAGGAGACTGAGACAGTGCCGACTGAAAAAACGGATGATGCGGATCGCATCGCCGCGCTTGAAGCGCGCGAACGCGATTTGCAGGCGCGCGAAGCCGCCTTTGCCGAGGCTGAGGCTGCGCGGCGCAATGCTGAGATGGCGAGCTTCACCGAAAAGCTGGTTGCGGAAGCGCGCATCCCGCAAGGCGTGGTGCCGCGCATCCTGGCCTTTGCCGCGAGCCTGCCCGCCACAGGTGAGGTTTCCTTCACTGAAGGCGAAGCCACCGTGCGCGAAGCGCCGCTGGATGCCTTCCGCGCCGTGCTGGCAGCGCTGCCAGCACGCGTTGAATTCGCGGAACTGGCACCTGCGGGCAAGGTTGAATTCGCCGCCGATGATCCGGTGGCCATTGCCGCTGCCGCGCAGGCATATCAGGCCGAACGGGCGCAGGCAGGTGAAACCGTTTCAATGGCAGCCGCAGTTCAGCATGTAACCAACAGGAGGTCTGCGTGAGCAACCCGATTCTCTATAAAGCGTTTGTCGCGAGCGGCGCGATCAATCCGTACCGGATTGTGCGGCTGGCGACAGCGGACACGGTGGAACAGGCCAGCAG